CGAACGGCATGACCCCGACACTGCGCGCGCACGGTCACTTCAAGAAATATCTGAAGACGCTTTCGAAGCAGAATGCCTTTATTCCCGCCGATTTAACGCTGGCCACTTTCGCAGAAACGGGTGCGGCCACGGGCACTTATGCACACGTCGCTGCGATTGATAAGACGGTCTATGCCGGCTCCAAGCTTGTGATCCATAACGTTACCGCGCTAACCAGCTCGCCGGTTGTTTCCGTGAACGTCAAGAAATTCGACGGCACTACGGCGACCGTGACCGCGACGCTTTCGACGCACACAATCGACCATGAAACCGACCTGTCGGACACCACCAAGGTTTTCGTCGACGTGACCGGCATCTCGATCGCTTCCGGCGGCACCAATGCCGAATCGTTCAAAGTCGTAGCAAAGGCTGACCGCGACGTTTCCGCAGCTTAAAAATGGCTCTCGATTCAGACGTCATCATCAATGGAACAAACTTCCGTTGGCGGGTAAAGATTGTGCAGCCGACCCGCACGAAGGACTCCATGGGCAGCATCAACGAGGATGACGCAACCGTATTCGCGGAGGTATGGGCTGCCGTCGAGGCCCTCTCCGCGACTACGTTCGGCAAAAAGGTTTACTCATCGCTGCAGGAAGTGTCCGAGGTCACGCATCGGGTCACGATCCGATACCTGGCCGGCGTGAAGGCTAGCATGAACGTCTGGTTTCGCGATCGGGTATTCAAAATTGAAGCCATCGTCGACCCGGACGAGCAGCAGAAGGTTTTGTATCTGCTCTGCATCGAACGGAACGACTCGGCGGTACAGGTCGCCTCTTAATGGCTAAAGTCGTCGAGGTCAAAATCAGCGGTCTCGAGGAGCTCCAGGACAAGCTTGAGCACTTGCCTATCAAGGCTTCGCGCAACGTTATGAGGCGATCCCTCCGGGCGGCGGCGCAGGTTTGGCTCGACGACATGAGGTCCAGGGTTCGCCGCGGGCCTCACCACTTCAAGGGCGGCTTCGATTTGTTTGGTGTGATCGCCAAAACCCTCGGAATGCGTGTGCGTGTGAGCTCGGACGTGTCGGGATCGGTCACTGTAGGCGTTCCTAAGAAGGTTTTTTGGGCTAGTTTCGTTGAATTCGGCACCAAAGTGCGGTTTAGAGGGAAAAAGAGCGGCGGCAAGCGGTCAGGAGGTACGACCGGGCAGATGCCTTCCTTCCCGTTCGCGCGGCCCGCTTTTGAGGCCAAGAAACAGGAAGTTCTGGACAAGTTCATTGCCGACACGAAGCTGGCGCTCGAAGAAGAGGGAATCAGGTTCGAATAGATGCTCCTTGATGGCCTGCAAAGCTTTCTGACGGACAACGGTCCGATTTCCACGCTTGTCGGAACTCGCACCTATGCCGGCCAGCTTCCGGAGCTCTCGGCGCCGTCCGACCTTCCCGCCATCGTCTATCGGGAGATACACGGAGATGGTGAGTTCTCGATGGACGGCCCGGATCAGCTTCAGCATTCGCGGATGCAGTTCTCCTGCTACGGGAAGGTTTATAGCGACGCCAAGCGAGTGGCTCGGACGCTGCGCATCGAGTTGGAGGCCTTCACCGGCGCTCTATCCGATGGCACACAAGTGCAGCACATGATCAGGGAAAGCGAGATGGACATCTTCGAAGATGCGCCGCTGGTTTATTGCACGGCCGTCGATTTCCGAATCATCTATGAGGATTCTGGAAGCTAAAAGTTTTTCCGGGGGTTCCCCTGGGAAAGTTTCGAATACTAAAAGGAGAAAACCATGAGCAACGCAGTTTGTCCACGGGGAACGCAGCTCCAACGCGGAACGAACCCCGCAGCACCAACAGGATATACAACGCTGGCCGAAGTTCGGAAGATTACGCGCACAGGTGCGAAGTCCGGCTTTGACAATGTCACGAATATGGACAGCGGGTCCGACGAGGAAATGCTTCCCACCATTAAGACGCCCGGAACGTGGGATTTCGAGTTGAATTATGTGCCTGGCGACGCGACGCAGCAAACGCTTCTCGATGACTACAACAATCAGACGCTCAGCCCGTGGAAGGTGCTCTTGCCGGTCAGCGCCGGAAGCGGCGCCTGGACCTTCAATGCCTACGTCGAAAGCGAAGATGTGACTTTGGACTTCAGCAAGGCCGCAACAAAATCGGTCAAGCTGCAAGTCACCGGGCCGGTCACTTTCACGCCTGGGCCGTAATCGGTTCGAGGTCTCAATTCATGGCGGGTCGATTCGTCGGCCCGCCTTTTTGTTTTATGTGGAAGTAAGGAATTCGGGAAGGGAATAGCCGAGATCGCGAATTGCGCAGCGGCAATCCCAGGTCGTTTCTAGTACGCGGTCGATATTCTTTTTGAAGCGTTCAAACGCGGCATCGATGACCGCCTCGGCGTCGACGGTTTCTTTTCGGCCTAGCGCCCGCCAAAAGCAATCGCAGGAGCCATTGAGCGGGCAGTCGTTCGAGGGCTCGAAATCGAAGAATTCCGCGTTAAGAGTTTCCGTTTCGTGCAATCCGTGGTCGGTTCGCACTTTGATGTGTAGGGCATAGTCTTTGGTTTTGACCGATGCCGTTAGATAAAGTTGCGTGTATTTCGTTTCGGCGCGCTTTTCGATGGTCAGAGGCTCAAGGTGCGGGTCCGTCATGCACCGGATATTACCTTAGGAGGCTTTCGCGATGGTAGGGGAAATGACGCCGCTGAGAAGGCGAATCGTTCGCGCGCTGCCATTCACTCTCGATTTAGGTGACTTCGGCAAGTTCGAATTCCAACTGAGTTACGACTTCAATTCTGCGGCGGCGCTTCAGGAGAACACCGTCAGCAAGCAGAATCCCGCCGGCATCAAACTCCCTGACCTGGAGGCCTGGAGCCATATCAGCGAGCCTGTTTTTGTGACTGCTCTATTCTGGGCCGGGATCATCAATCGGCATCCGGAATACAATTCCGAAGAGGGACTGAAAACCATTCGGTCTTACGTGGATGAAGGGAACTCCGACCTTATCGTTCAAGCCTGCTGGAACGCATACCTGCTCAATCTTCCAAAGGCCAAGCGCGATTTCATGGAAGACCTGAAGAAGAAAGCCGAGGCGGGAATCAAAGCCGCAAACCCTCCGAGTCCGGCGACGCCGCCCGAGACGGCGCCGGAAGAGACTTCGATTGGGTCGACCTCTGGGCCATCGCCCGATACGACCTCGGACTCAGCGAAAGCGAGTTCGGCCAGCTAACCGAAATGCAGTTTGAAGCCTTGCTCGAGCGCAAGCGGGAAGAATTCAGGAAAGAGCGCTTCTGCGCTGGCATCGTCTCAGCGATGGTTGCCAATACTTCCATGGCTCGCGGCGAGGACAGTAAGGTGTGGAGCGCCCTGGACTTCGTGCCCGAGTGGAACAAGGAAGAGGAAATGGCGATTCCGAAGACGGACGACGAGATGATCGCCTCGATGATCAGGTTCTTCGGGACCGGACCGGGGATGCCGAATTGACAATAGAATTATCGCGATGCGGAAACTTTTGCCCTTAGAGCGTCTCCAGTACATGCGGCAGGAATCTTTGGGTCCCTCGCGCGCAGAGATTCTTCGAATGGCGAAAAACATGCCTTTTCCCTGTCGGCAATTTCTTTCAGCTGTCTGTCCATCTTATCGCGGAGGCGATCAAAATCGCCCTGGTGATCATCCTTCGGGCGAGACCATCTCACGATGTCCTTTACGGCGTTTTCATACTCAAGCTCAAAGAGGCTCCGTTCATTGTTGTTAATCTCGCGGTCTATCAAAATGCGATTCAAAGCTTTCGTCACGTCCTTTTCAGCATCTGAGGCGGCTTCGGCGTCGGCCAAATCAATCGCTTCTTTTGTGGACTTACTACCCATTTCAGAGGTGTCACGCTCTATCGCTTTCAGAGCTAGAAACGCGGCTTTCCCATAGGGCTCGCTTAGTTTCGGCGCGGGCGAAGCTTGCTGAAGCAGAAACATAATGCAGAGAAATTGCAACATGGAGCCTCCAGTTTGCTGGCTACTCTGGCATTTCCCGTGGCTGGGAGTCAACGTACTACCTATAGCGGTCTAACAAATGGCTGACACACTCGGAAGAGTAGCAATAGATTTAACCGTAAACGCTGCGAATTTCGTGTCTGGATTCGCTGCGGCGTCGGCTGCTGCTAAGAGAGCTGGCAGCGAAATTACGGAATCCTTCTCGCGCGTCGGCGAGCTTGCAGCCTCCGCCCTCGCTCCCTTCGGTGAGGTCGGTCGCGCGATCGGCGAAACATTTTCCACGGTCGGCCGGCTCGCTGGAAGTGCGTCGCAAGAACTGGCAAAGCTCAGTGGAGGAATGACGCTCCTGACCGTCGGCGCCGGCGCAGCGGCAGGGGCTATCGCCGGAGTGAATATCGCCGCCATTGGGCTTGCAATTCATACCGCTGAATCCGTCCGTGAGATGAACGATCAGGCGCGCGCTGCCGGCGTATCCGTCGACAAGTTTTCGGCCCTTTCCTTTGCCGCGAAACAGGCTGGCATTCCGCAGGAGGCGCTATCAAAGACCTTGGGCGTTCTCAGCAAGAACATGGTCAAGGCTGCGGAAACAGCTCCCGGCACGGCGACTGTCTTCACGCGGCTGGGGTTAAACATAAAAGATAGCAACGGACAGCTTAAAGACGCGGGCAGTTTTTTGGTTGAAGTCATCGAGAAGCTTGATTCGCTAAAAGACAGGACGGCCGCCATCGGTTTCTCGCGCGAAATATTCGGCCGCGGCGGGCAGGAGATGATGAAGTTCGATCCTGCCGAGATGCAAGACTCGATGGAGACCGCTAAAAAGCTAGGCATAGTGATCGGCCCTGAGTTCGCGGAAGCATCCACTAAATTCGTTCAGTCGATGAACGTGATGAAGGCCGCTGGCGAAGGCCTCGCACTCCAACTCACGGAAAAACTGCTGCCGACCATGCAATTGCTCGCCGATGAAATCATAAAGGCTTTCGAGAACAATCGGCCTGCGATCGCCAAGTTCGTCGATGAAGTTGCTGACCTTGTAAAGCAAAGCGTCGCCCATCTCTATGAATTCATAACCATCGCCAGAAATGTCGCGCTGTGGCTGAACGCAGTTCAAGACGACTCTCGGACGTTTGGCGAGACAACCCGCCAGGCAATTATAGGAGGAGTACAAGGCGGCATAGGCGGAGCGGTTAAAGGCGCCCAAGAGGGATCGGTCAAGCTGCACCTTATCTGGGAAAAGTACCGCGAAGATGAAAGGAAAATGTGGCAGCAGAACAGCAATTTGATTGAGAACATCATCGGCCCGCGTGCTCCGTTCACTCTCGATCATTCCGTCAAGAAAGATAGAAATCTCGGCGCGGACCTTTCGCCTAAGGAAAAGGGCGAAGACAGTATCCTCGCGCGGATTAAAGAGCGCATCGCCCAGTTGGGGATTGAGGAATCGGCATGGTTGAAGATCGGCCAGGCTGGAAGCCAAGCTGAACAACTGATCGCAGAGGCGGTGAAGAAGGGTTCGGAGGAATATGCAAAACTTCGCGATACGGCGGCGCGAGAGAAGGACCCGAAACAGCGGACCATCGATCTGGGCCTAGTTACGGCGAATGAAGGATTTATAAAGAGCTCGGCAGCAGCCGGCGTCTTTGGCGCGGCGATCGAGTCCATAGACAAAGAACTTGATAAACAACGGCTAAGACTCGAAGAGGAAATCCCCGCGATTGATGCTATCGCGGCGGCTTACAGCTCTGGCGGACTTGCCGCGGCAACTGTGACAGCTCATTTCGCTGATCAAGCAGCAAAAGTGCAGGTTTTGAAAGAATCACATGATCTGTTAGCGGCGGAATTAGGCGAGGAAAATGCTCGAGTTCGGCAGCTGGCAGAGGGCTACGCGCTAGCATCGCAAAAACTTGCGACCGATGAAGCTCTCTATGCCACGGAAATCTATAAAAAGTTGAACGTGGAAATCATAAAATCCACGGATGCCTTTAATAGAGAACTTCCAGCGCTGCAAGCCATCTCTGCCGCTTATTTTGATACTGCGGAAGCCGCGAGGGCGGCTCAGATCGAATTGAAGGTCGCGCAGTTCAAAACGGCCAATCCCACCGCGGACGAGGGCCAGGTCAATCAGTTCCGCGAGTTGGAAAAGAAGAAATCCGACCAAGCCTTCCAGAATTCCATTTCGGAGCAAGCTGCTAAATACGATCTTATCCACGCCTACGATGAAGAGATGGAACGCCTCGAACGTCTTCGCCAGAAACTAATCGAGAAGCATAGTTCGACGATGTTGATAGATGCGCAGGAGTACGACACGCAACGCAGAGCAATCCAGCAATGGGACGAGGCCGCTCTGAAGGTGGGCAGCTACGGAGATAAATTCCGCGCAGTAATGAATCAGGTGATTCTAGATGGGCAAAACTTTGGACAGAAGCTGGCGCAATCGATCGGCAAGGCGATCGACGGGCTTTCTTCCAGTCTCGCGAAGTTCATTGTCACGGGCAAAGGCGGATTCAAGCAGCTATTCCAGAGCCTCGAAGAAGAAATCCTCAAGGCCAGCATTCAAAAAGGCTTTAGCGCCCTGCTTGGAAAGCTGTTCGGAGGCGGAGACAAAGGTGCAGGCGCGGGCGGAAGCGACCAGGGCGTCGGCGGCCTGTTGGGAAAAATTCCAGTTATCGGCGGCGCGCTTAGCAAGTTGGGCGGACTCTTTGGACTTGGAGGAGGGCCGGGCAAAGCTGACGGCTCGAAATCGAATCCGTTCTATGTCGTTTCGGCCGGTGGGGAGCAAGGCGGCCCTGGAGGTCTTTCCGGGCTGCTCTCGTCGTTCGGCGGCGGCGGTGAAGGCGGAGACTCGGGAGGCGGCGGCGCCGGCGGATTCCTGGGCCTCCTCGGCAGTTTCGCGGGATTCCTGGCCGATGGCGGAGACGTGACGCCAGGCAAGGCTTATGTGGTCGGAGAAAAACATCCGGAATTTTTCTTACCGAAACAGCCTGGGCATGTGACGCCCTCACTCAAGATGGGCGGCGACACAGTTCATCATCAAACCACTGTGAATTTCCACGTTCACGGCGTTCAGGATGTCGATTCTTTCCGCCGTTCGCAGAGCCAGATTTTTGGCGACATGCATCGTCAGATGACCATCGCTCATGCACGGAACTACTAGATGCCATTTTTCGAGACCTCAGAGTTTCCGACGCCGGTCTCATTCAAAGCCTTCGGCGGCCCGGTATTCTCGACCACGGTGAATCAAGCGTTGTCCGGCCCAGAGCAGAGGAATCGCAACTGGAAGAACTGCCGAAACAAGTGGACGATTTCGCTGCTCACTCCGGCGACCGGCTTGACGCGCCAGCAGTTTGTTGATCTTGTCAGTTCTTTCTTCCTGGTGATTGGCGGAAAAGCGGACGGGTTTCGATTCAAAGATCATAAAGACTTCACCGCCGTCGGTCAGCCGATGGGCCTCGTCCCAGGCGACGCGAACTCCTTCCAGCTTCAGAAGACCTATCCGGTCCCCGCGCCGCTTGTTCCCTACACTCGCAAAATCACAAAGCCGATAACTTCCGCCGTGCTCGATTACAAGGGCGTTCCGCTCGCCGACACGGTGAACATTTACGTCGGCGGAATCCTTCAAACTGGCGGTTATACCTTCGACCCGACGACCGGCAAAGTGACGTTCGGGTTCGCGCCGGGCGATATTCCCACCGCAGACTTTCAATTCCATCATCCGGTTCGGCTCGACACGGACGATCTCAATCGCCAGATCAGGGAATCGAACGTCAGGGACGGTCAGCCATTGATGAACGTCTCATCGATTCAGCTCCTCGAGGTTCGCCTGTGATTCGCTTCCCGACGGAGATGACGTTCACGACGGCGATCGGCGGCCCGACGTTCAACACGAAAATCAATGAGGCCATTTCCGGCTATGAGCTGCGCGAGCGGAACTGGCTGGCGATGCGTTCGAAATATGCGGTTTCGCTGAAGACGCCCGCGTCTTTCGGCCTCAATCGCCAGGCATTCATCGATGCGCTCATGGGCTTTTTTATGGCTCATGCGGGGAAGTGGAGACCGTTCCGGCTGAAGGACCCGCTCGATTATAAGGCCGAACTGCAACCGCTCGGACTTGTCGCCGGGACAGTCTTCCAACTGCAGAAGCTTTACGGCATGGGCGACCGCGCATATGTGCGCGCCATCACTCAGCCGGTTACTTCGGCCGCGGTGGATTGGCTCGGGAATCCGCTGCCTGACACGCTGAAGATTTATCTGGGCGATGTGCTGCAAACCGGCGGCTATGTCGTGGACTCCGAGACCGGTCTCATTGAATGCACGGGATTTTCAGGCGCCGACGCGCTGGCTACTTTCGAGTTTGATGTTCCGGTTCGCTTCGACACCGACGAACTTGCATTGATGATCGAGGAGTCTTTCGTCTCCGGCGGTTATCCGCTTTCGTCATGGGAGTCGATTCCCCTGATTGAAGTCTTGCCGGGAATTGCCGCGCCGGCGTTCAATGCCGTCTCTCCTCCGGCTCCTGGTCCGCCGCCTATCGGCCCTCCGCCGCCTGGTCCACCGCCACCACCGCCTCCGCCGCCCGGTCCGCCTCCGCCCGTCGGCCCCCCGGCTCCTGGTCCGCCCCCGCCGCCTCCGCCGCCGGCCACAGGCCAGGAAGTGGTCGTTTCCATTTCCGGAGTGATCGATTACTTGGATTCGCAATATCATGTGCCGGTCGGAAGCGAAATATTGACTCAGAGCGGCGCCGGCTTAGCCATTGCCGTGTATGGAGGGATCTTTAACACGGTCCCTCAGCCTCCTGGAACTTATGACCCGGCCTGGGGAACGAATCTTCCAGGTCCAGGCCCGTCGGTCGTGAACATTCCTCTGCATACGATTTCTCTTGTCCCGTCTGGGACGGGCAGCATCCGGTTTAGATTTCCTGCAGCCAGTGTTCTTCCTCCTCCGGGAACGACTATCACTTTAACTGTCCCGCTTGCCATCGCCGGTCCGCTCGTTGTTCTGGTCCCGGTATACACCATCGAGATTCACGGTGATACCGGTCCTAAATCAGTTATCGGGATAACTGACACTGACGGCAACACCTGGGACGAAGTTCAAGGGCCGGCGCTGTATTCCATAGGAACCGGTGACCCTGACCACGACGTCCACTATCAACTGTGGGCCCTAGCACTACCTGCAGGGATTCCGGCTAATTGGCAGGTGACCATTCAACTGGATGGGTCCAATGCCGGATGCGGACCACAGATCTTAGTGGCGACAAACTGCTCATCCCTCGACAAGTCAGGTTTCTTTATTTTCACGTCTGCACTTCCTGGCGGCGGAGAAGTTTCCGGAGCGAGCATCACCTTTTAGTTTATGAAAACCACTTCGCCCGAATTGCAAGCGCATCTTGCCGGGGAGCTAATCTCGCTCGCCTATTTGTGGAAAGTGAAACGCACTGACGGAACGATCATCGGCTTCACCTCGCTCGACGAGGACATCGCATTTGATTCCGGCGATGGCGATGGGCTGGTGACCTATGCGGCTTCGACCGGCTTCACGAATTCCGCCGCAGCGCAAAAGTCTGATCTTTCGGTGGACAACCTCGAGGCGGTCGGATTTTTAGATTCAGAAGCGATCAGCGAACCGGATTTACGCGCTGGCCGGTACGACGACGCCGACATCGTCCTCTACATCGTGAATTGGGACGACCTGACGATGGGCGCGATGATCGTGCGCCGCGGGACACTCGGCATCGTGAAAATGATCAATGGGCAATTCACCGCGGAGCTGCGCGGCCTGACGCACAAGTTGACGACGCAACTTGGCGCGAGCCTGGGACCAATCTGCCGCGCCGAATTCGGCTCTGGCTTGAACGGTATCGATATGGATTCGCACTACCTCTGCATGATCGACATCACGCTGTACCAGCAGAATGGATCGGTTCTCGATGTCACGGACGCAACCGCGTTGGTGCCAGCCGCTGGTTTACTTATGGTTGGCTCAGCTACGCCTGGCGCTGCAGCTCCGGATCGCTGGTTTGACGATGGCGTACTTACATTCACTTCAGGGAATAACGTCGGACTAAGCTTCGAGATAAAAACATGGTTCGGCGGCACGCTGACATTTTTCTTGCCGTTGCCCTATGCTCCGGTCACTGGCGATACCTTTGTCATCGAGCCAGGCTGCAGCAAGACCGCTGGGGACTGCACAAACAAATTCGACAACATCATCAATTTTCGCGGTGAGCCGTTTATTCCGGGCATGGATCGCTTCCTCGATCTGCCTGGCTCTGGGAGCGGTCTTGGATAGACGCCTGATCTTCGGAGCGGCGCGCGAATATCTCGGCACGCCATTCCACCAGCAGGGCCGCGTTAAGGGCGTCGGCATGGATTGCGCCGGCATCGTGCTCTGCGTTGGCGAAGATCTCGGTTTGCGTTATTGCGATGGGAGTCCGATCCGCCGTTTCGACTACAAAGATTATGGAATGTTTCCCGTCCTGGACGCGATGCAGAAGGAAGCCGAAAAAATATTTGTCATGAAACCGCGTAAGCAGATGATTCCCGGCGACATCCTGACCCTGCGCGCGCCGTTCATCGTGCATCACATGGCGATCGTGTCGCAGCTCAAGCAGGGAATTGGAATCATTCACGCGCACGGCGGCGTCGGGAAAATAGTGGAACATCTGCTCGACGCCCGTTGGGCCGAGAGGATTGCTGGCGTTTTTTCCTATTCTGGAGTGGACGACTAGCCATGGCCTTCATGGTCATCGTCGCAGCCGTTTCGGCAGCAATCGAAGTCGGTTCGTTCGTTTACCGGCTGACGCATCAGCCAAAACTGCGCCCGCCGGTCGCAGACCTGCAGATTTCCTCAGCTATTGATGGCGCTCCGATCTCTTTTGGCTGGAGTCGCGTGCGAATCGCCGGAAATCTGCTTTGGACGCCAGGCCTTTTTTCGATTAAGGCGGGCGTGCCCGGAGGGGGCGGAGGATCGAACTTCGGAGGCGGCGCGACGCAATTTCTCTTCTTTGCGAACTGCGCTTATGAATTCTGCGAAGGGCCGGCGACATTCACCCGGCTATGGGGCGATTCGAAGCTGATTTACGACTCGACGCCAGGGACTTCCGAATTCCCGCCCGCCGACTTCCCGGCCTGGACTGCTACCGCGCTCTACAATATCGGCGACATCGTCAGCTACAACGGGCAAACCTACACGTCCGAACAGCAGAGCATGAACATTTTCCCCGGTCAGACCGCTGACGAGACCGGCGGAATTCTGTATTGGCAGGTGCTCGGAAGCTACGCGCCGTGGGACATCAATCAAACCTATAACCCAGGCGACGTCGTGATTTCTGGCGGCGTGCTTTACGTCAACATCCAAACGACGACCCCGCCGGCGCACACGGTCGGCAACGATCATTACTGGCAATTGCTCACCGGCTATTACGGAAATTTCACGTTCTACCCTGGAACGCAGACGCAGAATCCTGATCCCATGATTCAGGCGAATGAAGGCGTAGCGAATACGCCGGCCTTCCGCGGTCTCGCTTATGTGGCCATCGAGCAGTTCCGGCTCGCCAATTTTGGGAATCGACTGCCGAACCTTCGCGCCGAGTTGGTGATCGGGCCTCTCGTCGAAGGCGGGACTCCGGTCCTACGAGTGGCCGATGTGGTTTTCGATGTCTGCAAACGCGCGGGCTTGCAGGATTCCGAGATCGATGTTTCTTTCCTGACTTCCGCAACGTTGCAGCCAAATGACATCGTACAAGGCTATGCGGTCACGCGAACTACGGCTGCGGCGGAGATCATCAAGACGCTATTCCAGGCCTATTTCTTCGATGCTTGTGAGTCGGACGGCACGCTTCGTTTCATTCCGCGAGGGTTATCGTCCGTAGTCACAATCCCGGAGATCGATCTGGGACTCCTGCAGGACGGCGCGAAGGTCAAACCGGAGCAGATTTCCCAGGCTCAAGACCTCCCGCAAAGCGTTACCGTCATGTACAACGACGTGGCGATGGATTTCCAGCAGGGCAAACAGCTCAAGCAGCGAAGTTCGCGCATTATAAAAACCAGACAACAGCAAATCATCGAACTTCCATTGACCCTAGACGCGAGTTTGGCGCGGCAAATCGCGGAAAAAACGTTGTGGATTGCCTGGCTCGAGCGCACCAGCTACAGCACAAATCTTTGGCGAGCGCTCTATATGGTGCTCGATCCGACGGATGTGCTCTCCTTCGTTTATGAAGGACTGACATTCCAGATTCGCGTGCTCGATTCGGTGCTTGGGCAAGGATTCACGGTCACTATCAATGGCGCCGGCGACAATCAAGGCGCCTATCTGTCTTCGGCCATCGGAGGCAGTGCGGCCGGATTCATTCCTCGGCCACTTCTGACGAATTCTCCGACTCTGCTGTTCATCTTCGACGTTCCGCTTCTTCGCGACGTGGATAGCAGTCCAGGCCTAACCGGGGATTATGCCGGACTCACGTCGACGCTGCTCGATTGGCCCGGCGGGGCAATTTTCAGGGCAGTAGATGACGCCAATTTCGATTCGATCGATAGCTCAACGACGCCTCTCAATTTTGGTTATGCGACGACCGTGCTAGGCGCGCCGCGCAGCCCATGGACCTGGGACAAGGTAAACACGCTAACGGTCAAGATGAGCCTTGGGACTCTGATTGGAGTCTCCGACCTGAACGTACTGAATGGCGCGAATGCCTTTCTCCTCGGATCGCCCGCGAATGGCTGGGAAGCTATTCAGGCGAAAAGTATCGTGCTCAACCTGGACGGCACCTATACGCTATCGCGCTTCCTGCGCGGCCGCCGCGGCACGGAAGGGAAGTGCGGCTCGCACGCAGTCGGCGATCTGATTGTGCCGCTGCCGACCGGCATGCTGCACGAAGTCGACTCGCTCGCGAACGTCAACCAGCTTCGCTATTACAAAGGCGTGACTTCCGGGCAAGATCCTTCAGGCGTCGCGTCTCAGCAATTCACAAATACTGCAAACGATTTGCGGCCTTACGCACCGACAAGCATCAAAGGCGCCCGCGATGGCTCTCATAATCTGACGATTGACTGGATTCGTCGCACGCGCATCGGCGGCGCCTGGCTCGATTTCAGCGGCACGGTTCCGCTCTCCGAAGATTCCGAAGCCTATTCGATCGACATTATGAACGGCTCGAGCGTCGTGCGGACGATTCTGGTCACATCCCCGACCGCCAGCTATTCGGCTGCGGATCAAACAACCGACTTCGGTTCCGCGCAAGCATCGCTCGCTGTCAGGGTCTACCAACTTTCCGGAGAGATTGGCCGCGGCTTCGCGGGGAAAGCAACGATCTAGGGAGGATTGAATGTCTACGCCGCAGCTTGCCATCATTCACATCGCAGAGAGCCAAAACAACAAAGAGGTCACGGCGAACGATGCCTTGGACCAGCTCGATAATTCCGACAATGCCAAAGTAAGCTTTGCGAATACCGACACGGATATGACGCTGACGCAGTTGCAGCTCGCAAGCGGCGGCTGCATCGTGATTACGGGCGCGCTCACAGGCGACCGACACGTCAATCTCCCGGCAATTTCGCGCAGCTTCATTTTCAAGAATGGCACCAGCGGCGGACACAATCTGATCGTGCAGGTCACCGGAGCGCCTGGCGCGACCATATCCGTTCCGGGCTCGGCCGGCCTGATCGAAATTTTTTCCGATGGGACGGATGTAACGGCGCTGACCGGCGGTTCCGGAGTAGGCGGCGGCTTGGCGTTTCCGACCGAGATCGCGCTTGCGCCTAGCGTGCCCGGCGATTTTACGGTCGCGCATGGGCTCGGCTCAACCCCGCGGCTCGTGCTAATCCAGATGACCTCTGCAGGCTTCATCTGGTTTCAATCCCCGACACGCTATGACTCGACACTTCTCTACCTGACCGCCTCCGACGGCGGGCTCACAGGAAAGGCGGAAGCATGGGTATAAGATTCTTCAAATTCGCATTGCTGTTCCTATTTACGGCAAGCGCGACGTTCGCGCAATCGTCGCGCACGAGGTTCGGCGGCGGGATTACGGTTCAGACCGGCGACGTGGACCGCTCGATTCAGAATAACGCCTCGACGGGAACCGTTCTCCATCGCGCAGTTTGCTACGACACGGCCAGCCCGCCGCTTGCGATTGTCTGCCCTACGTCCACTATAGGCGGCGTCGCAGGAGTGGCGGATGACGGCGCCGGCACGACCGGCAGCGTGCAAGTGGGCATGCTGGGACAGGTTCTCGCCGAGTTTGACGGCAACGCGACCGCCAAAAATTGGGCGATCAATTCTCCGACCACGGTGGGACGCTTCCACGATACAGGCTCAACGACCGAGCCGACCGGGCAGCAGTCGTTCTATATCTATACCTCACAGTCGGGCGGCGCGGGCGGCACTGCCTACATCGGCATTCTCAATCCCGACGTGACAAGCGGCGGTCCGGCCGGCAAAGGCCGAGGTACGGTCACGATTACAGGCACGCCGGCAACCGGCAATCTGACGAAATTTTCCGGCGGGACTTCGATTACTAACGGTGATCTCAGCGGCGACTGCACGACGTCAGGAACCCTTGCCGTCGGATGCACACCGCTAAAGACGCATTTTTTCGGCACTACGTTTGGGGATTCCGGCGGGTCTGCACTGACCTCCGGTTCAGTAGTCACGTATTTCTACATGGGAAAATCTTGCACGATTGCCGCATGGAGCATGACCGTCGACGCCGGCACCGCGACGATCGACATCTGGAAAATTGCTAACGGCACGGCGATTCCGACCGTAACGAACACAATCACGGCCTCAGCCTTGCCAGCGATCTCGACCGGTACCGCGCTAAAGAGTACGACGCTGACCGGCTGGACTACTTCCGTGACGCAATATGACATCTTTGCTTTCAAGCTGAACGCCGTTTCGACCGCAAAATTCGTTTCGATCGTTTTGGAGTGCGACCAATGAGAAAGTATGCGTTTGCCTTCCTTTTCCTATTGTTCCTCTGCCCTGCACAAAGCAAGGCCAGCGTCTACGAGCAAAATAATTACTGCTACAACTACGTCGCGTCGTTTGGGTCGTCTGCTTCGTTATCATGTATTTTTCCAACGGCAGTTAATTCAGGGAAAGTTGTTGTTACCGGGCACGCTTCTGACCTGACCTCATTCACCACATCCTGCACTGAGACTTGTGTTTGTCCGTCACCCGCCACGCAGACTTTCAACCTTAGTGGTTTTATCCATCAGGAATTTATTTGCTACGCCGACATCACCACCACACATTCCACTTTCACCTTCACGATCACGGCGACGGTCGGCGGTGCCCGCTCCTTGATGCTTGAAGGGTTTCAGGTCACCGGGCTAGGTAGCGGCGACGACGGGGCGGCTGGCGCGAACAATGCCAATACGACAAATATCACCACGACCGGGAATAATGAATATATCTTTTCCACCTGCAACACCACGAACGTTTCTGAACCTTTCGCTACAGGAAGCAATTTTCAGGTGGGGAAAATTGCTCCAAGCGATGTAAACAACATTGTAAATATCGATATGGGGCAAAATGCCGCGACAACAGGAACCTACACAGCGAGCTGCTCAAATGGGGGCAGCGGTGGAGTTGTAACTGAGGTAGCGGCTATCGCGTTCACCACGTCAGGTGGCTCCGTGCCTGCCGTTCACATCGTACAGCGTTGCTTTGTTGCCGGTATTGCCAGCGGCGGAGGTTGCGGTTTAAGTAACGTCTCATCGTCCAACAAACTCCTTTACAATTTCTATGGGCAAACGATTGCCCAACTTTCACCCGCAACGGGAAGCCCTGTATGCCCTGCCAATTCTTATGTGACTCACAACTATGGCGGAGTGAATTTCTCAACGGGAATGTGTTACAAGGACGGGGCAAGTGGAAATTTCGGCGCCACCGCCAGCTGCGGCGGTTGCAACGTACTTGCCGTAACTGAAATAGAGATCGCAGGGCTTAACACGGGAATCGATACCGGGTCCGAAACCGGGTTAGCAGCTACTTCCGGCACGTTCACTGCCGCCGCATCTAATGAGTGGGCGATGTACAGTGCCCAAGACAACGCAGCCAACCCGATGACTCCCGCCAGCGGATTCACTTACATAGGAACTTGGTTCACGTTTTCTGGTTGTTGCAATGGTGGAACACAACAATTCATGCTCGCTCTTGAGCCTAACGTGCCATCCGGGTCTAACTCCGTAAGCTATAGCTTAACGGGCAGTACAACCCCTGTGATGACTGTTTCAGCTTTCGTTCAGAGCGCGACCGCTTTCGTGGGAACGCACCAAATTATCAGTGCGAAGAACCAAACGGAGCAAGAGCCGGATGGTCTTATTTCCGTCCAATAATATCCGACAAATGCTGGAGCCGAGCCCGGAAGGGCGGCTTGCCGCGCTGGTGCGTGACGAGATGTTCCGACATCTTGATGCGGGACGTACACCGGACTACGCGGATTTCCGATGCGCCATGGAGCGACAAGTCAAG